TGGACAACCAATGCTTCTTGGTCTTTGTTGCCACTTAAACCAAGTACTTGCATCCCTCCATTTGTTGCATGCAGCTCACTAAGCTGACCACAGGTATATGGCGCACCTCCCGTTAAGGTCGTACATCGAATACCAACATCCATGTCTTTAATTCTGATATAGGCTGCACCATTTACTGAAAACCCATCATTTACCCAACCGCCCAGTAGGGTCGTGTTATTGTAAAAAGCCACACACCACGGAGTACCCATCGCACCATACGCCTTTATCCCTGAGCCTGATTTCACTCCGAAAACAAAAGAAATACAAGAGTCATTACTTGCGGCATTCCCAAGCAAAGCCTTAAACGTCAATGGAGTCACACCATAATCATCCGTAGCTGCAAATATACTTGCTCCACCGAGTCCCGCGCTTGTTTCCTCAATCTTGAAATACTCATCAGTTGCCATGTATGTCGTCATACCATGATTGACATTAGGATCCGAAAAAACAATCTTACCACTTCCGAAGATCGTCTTGTTCGTGCTCGCTTCCGCCATCAGGTACAGGCGAGCGTCCCCGGCGGCGTAGTCGGCGCACCACGCAATCACGGCATCGGCAAGAATAGCGGACGGAGCCGTTGCTCCATTGCCGAAGACGATGTTCTTGACGCCTGATGTCGGCTGGGTTGCAGACGCTCCGCGATAGAAGTTTACATTCCCGCTGACGTTATGCCACGACATAACGTCGCCGATGCCCGACAAATACCCAACATTGTTAAGAACCAGAGCAGATGTATTGAAATCGTAGCCCAAGTACCATTGAGAATAGGCTGCACCATTAGACGTAAACAAAAGCTGCGCTCCACCACCATTTGCATCAAGGGCTATCGTAGTTCCGGTGTTGTTCGGGGCAACGCTTCGGATATAAATTCCCTTGTTTCCAGATGCCCCTGACGCACCGAGAAAATCATAGGTCATGTAATAGTTCATGTCCTGATGAATTTTCAGGGACGGGTGGGCCTTCGTGCTGTCGTAATTCGCCTTCGCCCAAAAGGCCAAAAACCCACGCTCAAGGCCGTCTTGGGCTCCATTTGACGCAGCAATTCCTGACTCAATACTAGCAAATTCTACAAGTTCTGGTGTCGTGGCGTCATTGTACCCGTAAAATTTAATAGAACCTAATACATCCCCGACTTGCCCGGGGACTCCGCTTCCCCTACTCTGGGTCAACGTAATAGCAGCCCCCACGGCCTCGTTTGCGACGTGTTTAATGCCAAGAATATCAGTCGACTTTGTCCATGTTAAATTTGAATCTCCAGCAAAAGCTCCACCATCATTAAATTGAATTTGTCCATCCGATCCAGCTGCTCCAATTGTTGCGTTGAGATTTCCAGCAACAGTCAAGTTTCCTTCGATATAATTTTCTTGGGTTGCACCTGCTATATACAATCCATAGACTGATGCCGCAATACCGGGAAGGACAGAAGCAAGATCAGATATATACACTCCATAAACATTTCCAATCTTACCTGTTCCCATACCATTAATGGGATCAACGTATAACCCATAAACATTTCCCGCCGATCCAAAATAGGTCGACCCGTCATTCGCTACCTGCAACGATGCATAAAAACAACAAATATTGGGAACATACCCACCAAAAACATTAATATTAGAAAAATATCCAAAATAAGATCCTCTATTATTCGACTCATTAACACCGTTGGCATTCAGCATTAGCATAGAACCAACCGTGTTACTAGTTAAATTTCCCTCATAGGAGCTACCCTCTATCGTCAAATAGTTACCATATACTGTACCCGTTCTCGCATTACTAGCATTAACCGCAGTCTGAATTCCATAAAGGTTCTTCGAAAACAAATCTCTTTTGAGCAGAACAACACCAGAAGAGGAAGGAGCCAATCCTGCTACACTTTCACTAAAAGCTATAGAATCCCCGGCAGAACCAGCAACCTTTGCCCTAAACATAATTACTGGTAAACCAGTAGTCGATACACTAATAACCTCTGCATCAGCATTTGCAGATGTGCACTGATGCTCTACCCCAACAGTACCCGTTCCATTGACAGCCGCCATCAAGTTCTGCAAAGTAACCAACATTGTTGCGCCGATCTTCACATCACCTTCAGAAGATAGTACGTTTCTGAACGTGTACGTTCTAGATCCAACAACAACATATTCCCCATCAGTTGGAGGGAATGCCCTAGTAGCCCTAAAATATCCGGCAGCATAAATCGTTTCGTCAATTTTAGATTGATCCAAAACATTAATTAATAAACCCCTCAAAACTTTCTGAACATTATTTTCATAGTCTGTAACAGAAAGATACCCTCCTTGGTAAGTTTGTTGTCCATAAGCTGGATTCGGATAATTAAAAGACGCAACATTATGCATCCCGCTATCCGTTCTATTCGCACCAGAAACATATTCTGCAGTAAAATCTTTAAGATTTTTCAACGTAGTTCCACTATAAGTAAGACCGTCACTTCCACCCAAAACTGAGCCATCAACATAAAGAATCTGCTTATCTGTGCCTATGATTGGGGTGACTCCAACTTCAATCGTTGGACTTCCTCCCCCGCCTAGATGTGCTTTTGCGATAGGAATGGCGAACTCCATTTATATACCTCCTGTTAGAACTCAAATGTGACTTGAAGAACTCCAGCGGCTCCTGCCGAGGCGCTGATATACTTGAAATTCTCCAAGTTGATAATACCGACAACTCTCAATGTATCACCAACATTCAATATATGACCAAGTGAGAATGTTGGTGGAGTGAGCCAAGAAACCCTGACAGGATATGTCTCGCAGGTAATCAGAGCGGCACTTGCCATTCTCTCTTCCCCGCTTGGCCCAAGTGTATATGTCAAGTATGATTCATCGAAACTTTGTGGAGTGTCAGAACTTGTAAGGACATATGTTGGCCCATACGAACCTGTCATTGAAAAGTCTCTGTCTCTTGTTTGAGTGAACTCTGTCATTGTCTCCTCCGATTATCTGAACTTCCTCAATACATTCATATATTTTCTAGCAGCTTTCAAAGAGAAGTCCTTGTGCCATGTTCCAACAACAACCTTCTCTATATCTTCCAATGGAATTTCTTTTTGTGTCTGAATGTATCCTTTGTCCAGAATGTATCTTCTGATGGCTATTTTCATAAACGGCCATCGTTTTTCTACCATCTGCCACGAAAGAAGAACATGTCCCTTCGTGTCTTTCATCAGTTGTGTCCACACTCGAACAAACTGTTTTCTTTGTCTGCGGGGAATATAGGTAAAATTGATTGCTTGAATGTAATTATGCCTATGTCCCGTCTTTTCGTGAACCCCCTTGACAGCACATAAACATATAACGGTGGGTTCGGGGTCATTTTCGTAGTTCGTGTATCTGAAATTGTAAATGTGACCGGACTTGAACCATACCGTGCCCTGTCTCACATTCATCACTCTTCGTAGGCTCATTTATCTTCTTCCTCCGAAAAGTTCGTTTTCAGTAAATACCCGAAACTCAAACCCTCTTTTTCTACAATATTCAATCGCAGCCTTCCACTTGGCCTGATTGGTGATGTATATCATTTGTTCGTAAATTTTTGTCTTTTGGGTTTTACTACCCTTGTTTACCGGAGGCACCGTTTCTTTGTAAGGCTTAATCTCGATGACATACATCGCTTCTTTTTTATTCTTGTCGAGAACCTTGATTACAAAGTCAGGATAATATCTCCTGTTCTTTTTCTTTATTGGGTCATAGTAAGGTATCTCAATCGGTTCCGAAGACCACTTCAAAACATTTGGGTTTACATCGCACCATTGTGCGAACTTTCTTTCCCATTCAGACCTTACTATGATGGGCCACTTTCCGGTATATTTATCAGGAAACTTTGGCGTAAAAAAACTGTTTCCTTCTTTTATATTATGTTTTATGAAGCTCACCCTTCCTTGGCTTCCTCTGCTTCTGCTTCTTCTTTCGTTTTATGAACCGTCCCGTCTGGATGGTGCGGTGGTGCATATAGAGAATACAGTTTCAACATCTTTGTTGACGATGTGTTTATCACATTATGGTAAGTTCCCTGTTTTATCAAAATGGAAAATCCGTCCTTGACAGAAATTTCCTCTCTTCCATTATCAATAACAACCTTTCCCTCACCCTCATCAATACGGAAGAATTGGTCGGTGTCATTGTGAACCTCGTTGCCAATTTCACTATTCGGCTCAATCGCCATCAAGACTAATTGAAGATTTTTTCCTGTATACAGAACTTTTCGGAAATAATTGTTAGAAACCGTTTCTTCTTCGATATTTCTAACATCAAATCCCTTTTCTGTCTCTTCCAGTAAAAATCTTTTCAGTTTCATCCGACTGGCTCCGTATCATATGACCCACATTTAGGACATTTGACCTCAAATGTGTTCCTACCAAGTTTCTTTTTGAATTTCTTTCCACACTCGTTACATCTCATCTCCGTTGCCGTGCTAGGTGCACCGGGATATTGATGTCCTGTGGGTCTTGACATGAAATGTTCATCAATCAAAAACTTGTCTATACTCTCCTCAATACTCTCATCCTTTCTTCTCCAATATGAGTAACAAATGGCGAGAGCCTGTTTTTGTTCTCTACCTTCTTCTTTTATCAGTTGAGAAACACATCGAGAAATAAACTCGTTTTTTCCTTCTCCTTTTCTAGGCTTTGGCATATTCTTCTCCTTATTCTGCTTTATGCCCTTTCTTATTAAGTGCTTGTAATAAGGCCTTTTCTTTCACATCAATATTTTTATATGCGGCACCATGAATGTCTTTTATTTCACCAGATTTATTCACGCGATTAAAAATATTTTTTCTTTGTTTACGAACATTGGCCAATCTCTTTTGTGAACTACACACGAAGCTAAAGCTTCGGTGCTTCTTGTTTCAACCTCTACTGCACTGCCTAACCAAAAAGTTATTTAGTGTCTTACACAGAGTCCACAAGCGTATAAGTTCGGCTAGTTCCTAACCTACTTAAAACATCTACACTTAATTTAGACAAATTTTCAATCCACTCGTTCCTATCTCTTTTGTACTCATTTTAGATAGGTCTTCCACCTCTTCTCCCAAATATTTTTCTAAAAGAAAATCAATTTTCATTTTATCACTTCCTCCACTATTTTGATGCCAGTTCTTCTAATTCTTTTTGAGAAATTCTCTTATCAATATTGAGTGTGTTCATCTGCTTTGATGTTGTTCTACTATATTTTTCGTCCGTTCCATATAGTGTTCCACCAACATCAACAGCAACCAAAGTCTCATAAGAGAAAAACAAAGTTTTTCCATCAATGGTTACTCTCGTAAAATTAGGCCCAAGCTGTTTACAGGTTACAGAAGCCTCGTTGAGTGTTCTTTTCGATTCACCCAAAAGATATTTTTTCATTCGATTTTCGATAGACATTATTCCTTACCCTCTCTTTTTTCTTTATTCTTTTTTAGCTCTGGAAATTTGCGATAGACAGCAGCACGAACCTGCGACTGCTCTTCAGGCGTTCCGTGCTGAGCTACTCTTGCAAGTGCATTTCTTGCGTGTGCAATATCTGGAATAGGATAACTGCCGGGACCGGGCGCTTTCGATGGAATCGCAAAGGAACCTTTACTCAATTTCTTTCGTTCCTTATACTCCAATTTGTCCTCACCAAGGAGAAACAGGTCAATTTTTTTGAGAAGATCGTTAGACATACAGCTCACCTCAAATATGATGTTCTACTTTATATTTATTGAACAGACCTCATATTTCTCATTTTCCAGTTCAATAAATCGACAATTTTATCCGTCGATACAAAATTATCAGTAATATTTATGTCTTCCCATAAATAATAATATAAAATCCACGGTGGAGTAAAAATAACAAATGGGTGTCGCTGAAGCGTCGAGAAAATGCCTTGAAGCCATCATCAACTATATGCCCGATCCTGTCTTCGTAATAGACAAGGAAGGAAAGATAATCGCATGGAACAAGGCAATATCAAGGATGTTGGGGAAATCTTCCGAAGAGGTTGTTGGAAAGGACAGTATTGAAATATCAAAGCTTTTTTATAACAAGGAAAGACCCGTTCTAGCAAATCTCGTTCTTTCGCCCGACAAAAGTTCAGAAGCACTATACGAAAATTTCAAGAGATGTCAAGACGGAACAATTCAGGGATACTCTTGGACAGAATATAAAAAAATCTATGCTTGGGCTGTCGCTTCACCTTTCTATGATAAGGATGGAAATGTCATTGGTGTCATCGAAACATTTCGTGATGTGACAGAATGGAAGGAAACACAGGATGCACTTGTCTCAAGTCAGCTAAAATACAAGTCTCTGTTTAGCGCAGCCCGTTCAATTCTCGACAATGTAAACCTGATGATATGGGCGAAAGACATTGACAACAAGTATACTTTTGTCAACAAGGCATTTCGTGATTTTATGGGAATCCGTTCAAGAGATATGTTGGGCAAAAAGCTCAATGACTTTGCTCAAACAGGAAACGATTATAATTCCGAAGAAACAGATAATAGAGCAAAAAAGGAAACTGTAACAGTTGTCGTTCCTATAGTCCTCAGCGATAAAAAACACTGGCTGTCAATCTGTAAAACACCATTGAAAGATGAAAACGGTGTTCTGGTAGGAACGGTGGGAACAGCAAGAGATGTTACGGAAAGTATAGAAAGAAAGAAGTTCGACCAAGAACAGGTTGAAAAACTTCGAGAAGAGATAGAAAGGGGTGTTATGGAATGGAGGTCAGAAACGGAAGCTGTAACCGTGGAAGTAAAGAAGACAATCGAAGAGATACGAAAATCCATGCACGGTGTTGTTGATGTCATCAGCATCGAAGGGGAGAAAATACTATAATGTCAGATAATAGTCTTATTCCAGAATCAATGGTCAAGTTGTTATTCGACCAAGTGAAAGATTCTTCTGACAAGAATGCTGACGCGGTTCGTGAGCTGTCAGGTGTGCTTCGTGACCTTTCTACTGTCATCAACAGTCAGGTTCCCACAAGAAAGGAACTGTGTGATATGGTGAAAGACCATGATAGGGACTGTGCAAAGAGAGGAGAGGAAATTTACAATATAATAGAAAAAGAAGATAGCATTATTACTGGAAAAATCAATGGTGCAGTGGAGAAAATCCTCGCCACATCAAAGACAATTGACGACAACACGAAATCATTGGATAATGTAAAAACAACATTAAAAAGTATTGACGATGGTGTAAAAAACATATCGGACAAGATAAGAACAATGATTATCGTCGTCACGGTTGCCTTTTCTCTTACGATGATGATTTTCTTCTTTGTCAAGAGTGCAAACGATACAATGATAAATAATGCTGTGAAAGAGGCTGTAAAAGAGATTATTACTTCCAGACCCAGTAATATCTGGCCATCACCACAACAGGATAACACAAAATGAGACTATTGCGATTTCTTCAAAAATTGGATGAGGAAGGAGAAGGTATGGGCGAAATCGGCTCCGGTGCAACCACCACGGGGAAAATCGCACTATATCCTCAACGACTGAAACTTGGTATCACCAGAAGAGAGGCTTTCAAGAATTGCAAAAAAAAGAAAAAGAGACTTATATGAAACCGTTCATTCAGTATCTCGTAGAGCAGAATATAAACAAGGTCAGAATCGTTATTCTTACAAGCAGAAAGAAAAACGGAAATAGTGAAGACCTATATAGAACAGCAAAATCAATAAAGAAACTTTGTGAAAAGAAAGGCATCGACTGTTACAATGTTTTTGCTGAAGACGCATATATTCGTAGAGAATCTGGAAGACTTTATATTCATAATATCAACGATAGTAAAGGCTTCGAAATCAGCTCAGCAGATACGGTTGTAATAGTAAGAGGAAGTGTAGGAAGGCTACAGTCGAGTCTTGACCTTCTGTCACAGATGGAAAGGAATGGCATCTACTGTGTCAACTATCGAAACACCCTAGAATCCTGTTCGGATAAGTATAGAACAGCTCTTCTACTTGCAGATAACGACATATCAACTCCAAAAACTGCAATTGTAACGAGCGAAAAGGGTCTTGAAATCGCCTTCAAAAAAATGGGTGGAAAATTCCCCGTCGTTCTCAAGACACTTACTGGTTCCAAGGGTATCGGCGTTTTTATCTCCGACAGTTGGGAATCTATGAGGTCAACCCTACAAACCATCTGGAAAATCAACAAGGATGTGGAGATAGTCATGCAGGAGTATCTGGATGCAGACTATGATATGAGAGTTCACGTCCTTGGTGAAAAAGTCATCGCGGCGATGAAACGATACAAGATTGAAAAGGACTTCCGGTCAAACTACTCTCTTGGCGGTAAAGTAGAAAAATTCGACCCGACAGAAGAAGAGAAGGAAATTGCAATTCTTGCAGCCAAGGCAGTGGGTGCAGCTTGGGCAGGCGTTGACCTTATGAGGAACAAGAAAGACAACAAGCTCTATGTCATCGAAGTCAACTCCTCTCCGGGCACAGAAGGAATAGAGAAAGCAACGGGCGAGCCAGTAGTGGAAAAGGTTATAGACTTCGTTCTCGACAAAAACAATTGGAAAAGACCAGCAACGGAAGCGGGATTTATCGAAACAGTAAAAATACAAGGTATCGGAGAAATCTCTGCAAAGCTGGACACAGGTAACGGTTCATATTGTGTTCTTCATGCCGACGAGATAGATATCAGGGGTGATAAGGTCGTATGGAAGCACGACGGCAAAACCTTCACCAACGACATCGAAACAGTAAAAAAGTTTGTAATCGGCGGAGTCCGTAACGAGAAGGAAACCAGACCAGTAATATTCTTGAATGTTGAGTTCAACGGCGATACATACGAGATGAGATTTGCATTGTCAGACAGAAACGGGATGACGACACCATGTTTGTTGAACCGTAAATTTATTCGTCAAGCAAACCTGATTATCAACCCTGCAAAACAGTATGTATTGACCATCAAGAAGGACTAACCGAGCCTCTGGATAATACCGTCACACATACCATATTCCATCGCCTTGTCGGGTCGAATGTATGTGTTCCTGTCAATGATACTACGGATTTCCTTTTCCTTCAGCTTGCTTCTCTTCATAATCTCCTGAATGATTTGTTCCTGAAGGAATTTTATCTCTTCCGTATCAATCACAATATCGGAAACAGTCCCGTGACTGAAAGAACTTGCTTGATGTAACATCAGACGGGAATGTCTGGTCATAAATCTTCTTCCCTTCTGACCATACAGGAAAATGATTGCGGCAGCAGACATCGCCTTTCCTAGACAGATGGTTCTTACAGGTGGCATAATGATTTCCATCATATCAACGATAGCAAACATACTGTCAATCTCACCACCATAGCTATCAAGAATCATCGTAATTTCCTTCAATGGGTCATTCTTCTGCATCTCAAGAAGTGCCACCACAACATCACGAGCAACACACTCATTTATCTCACCCACGACATAGATGATTCTGTCTTGTTGAGAAGCAGATTGTTGTTGTTTACTATCATCCTGCTGAATAAACATCTGAATCTGTGGCAAGTTATTGTTGTTCTTTCTTTTCAATGGTTTTCTTTTCGGAATACAATCTGTTGACATATCACTCACCAAAAAATAAGTTTACTGATGCTGAAGAGGAACCTGAAAGCAGAGAAGTCTTTTTCATCGGTTCCAATAAGATTTCTATCTTCGATATGAAATACTTTTCTATCATCTTCTCGTAGTCAATCTGAACAACCTTGTCAAACTCCTTCGGCCATCGAAGAAAAGACATCGCCTCGAAATTCAAGGGATTCTTTTTCAGATAAACCACCTTTGTCTTAGCTCCACTATGAATATCCTCATACTTGTCTTCTATCTTGAGCTGTTTGAGAAGAACCCGATAGTTACTTATGCCCTTCAAATGGAACGGTGTCCCCTTGATGATTTCACCGTCTTCCTTTACATATTTATCAATATCGGAAGCGCCGATGTTTACAGAGATTTCCTCTGGATATGCCTTTCTCAATTCCCTCTTATACTGTTCAACCTTCTTCATAATCTCTTCATCAGAAGCGCCCTTGAGAATCATCTCCATCACATCTTTCAGTCGGGGACGAACAGCTTCCGGTGTATCGGAACGAATGATTTCCAACCCAGTAACCTTCACCTTGTCTACCGGAGCGCCTTCTTCATTGACAGCCCAGTATCCATATTTTTTCTTCTTCACGAACAATGCGGTCTTTGCAACCATCTCCTGTTTGAACTTGATACGGAAATCGGTTACAGGAGAGTTATACATCTTTCTCTGAACCTCACGATAACAAGATTCATTGACATATTCTTCGATAATTGATGATAATTCAAGTATCATTTTTATAATAACATCATCACTATATTTTGATAGGTCCACGCCGTTGTCAGACAAAAATCTCCCAGCAGCAATAAACAAAGAGTCTGTATCTGAATATAAAACATAATCATTCTTCTTTGTCATAAAAACACTTCCAACCTTTATGATGATTTCTTTTCCCAGCAGCAACGTGTGACATCAAAGTTTGTTGTAGGTCATGTTTCTTACAAAAATCAATCAAGCCTTTTATTTTATATTCAACGCCTTCGGGAGAAATAACAATATATCTTTTACTGTTCCAATGTAACTCCCCTCTGCCGGGCTTACATTTATCAATCCACCATTGGGGCAATTTTTTCCCCCTTGTTGGATGATATCCGTTCTTTTTTGTTTCACTTATTTTTTTCTTTACATCATCTGGTCGCTGTTTCCCATAAAAGGGATGTCTTTCCCCCGGCATCCACCCATCACCACCATATGTGCAATTATATCCATTTTTTATAGCATTTGTTTCTTTTATAAAGAAAATTTCCCTTTCGTTTACCTCTGATATTTTTCCCCTCCAAAGAACCTCAACATCAAAATTTTCCCATCCATACTTGTCTATTGCCCTTGTAAGTGGTGTTATGTTTCTACGGTCTTTTTTGTGTGATGATATTCTTTTCTCAAGACTTGAAACCGTCTTGCCTATATAAAACTTTCCGTTTATTTTATTTGTAATTTTATAGATTATCGCCATCCCTATCTCCTATAAAGAATATATGGTATATAATCTATTTATACTTTTCAATAAAAGCTCTTAATTCGTCATTTTTATCTGGATTGTTCAATAAATCATTTACATACCTCTCCCCTGCCTTGATAGTCTGTCTACCACAGGATGTAATAGCCTCCGATATGTTCACATTGAAATACCGGGAATATGGAACACTTGTAACACCGAACATAGCATTGAGAATAATCTTGAGTGCATGCTGTAATCCGTTGAACTGGCTGACCTTCTCTTCGGTCTTTTTCAAGACATCATCCCTCAATTGTGGAAGAGACTTCTTCATCTTTATCATCTTTCCCTTGATTTCAATTCTCTTATGAAAAACCTCTTCCTCGACCTGAGCGAGAACCCCCTTGTTCTTTGTTGAAAATACAGAACCACAGGGGGCTATCGTGATAGCCCTCTTTTCCAGAGCAGAATTGAACACCGTCAACTTCTGTCCATCAAATGTCACCTTCTTACCATCCTTGAGAAGATTGAATGCAGGAAACTTCTTTTGTCTGACATACTGGACAACCGTGTCTTCCGTAATATCAAGTATCCTACCATAGTATGTCTCCGGTGACATATTCAGGGTGATGATTGCAGTCGGATACGATGAGGCAATATCAAGGTCAATAACCCAATTGTGTTTTCCTGTCTGTGGCTCCTTGACATATGCCGCTTCAAATGTCTCTTGTGTTCCACCATAAAACTTCGGGGCACACAAACGATGTCTACGGAAATAAACCAACAGAAGACCTTCTATGAGCTGGGTCATCGTGTCATAATATCTCATCGGGCACTTGGTCAGGAGAGACAGGGATTGAACCATACTGATATAGCCCAATTTCTTTTCCAACTGATGAACACGAAGTGCGTCCGTAATGTTATAATCGACAAACAGGTTCCAATCTTTCTCACACAATTCTTTCAGGTCTTTATATTGAGAGTAATCAACCTTACCCTTTTCCAGCTCGTAATTGGACACATAGTCGAGAGAATATCTTTCCAGTTTGGTCGGTGCATACCACTTATATAAGTCGATATAGTCAAGTATGGAAACACCGGAGATGTTGACATTCATCCTTCCGTTCTTCGCCTCCCACACCTGAACATCCTTGATGGGCGACAGTCTCATATACTCATTCGGGTCGCTGAACACCCTCTTGGAACGATTGATAATATAGGGTATATCAAAGTCATAGACCGACCATCCTGTAATAACATCCGGCGGAAACTTGTTCAGAAAATTGAGAAGGCGGTTCAGCAACATCCTTTCATTGTCACACTTGAAGTATCGAACATATTTCTCGTTGAAGAATTTTCCACCAGTATAATCCTTCAAACCAAACACCGTGGTCGTGTCTGTCTTGTTATCGTAGATGGAAACAAGGTTGATGGGGTCTTTCGGGTCATCGACACTTGGATATCCGACACGAAGCTCACATTCGATGTCAAGGGAATATACTCTCAGCTTCGGAACAGTAAGCTCCTCGTCTGGAATTGAATAATATCTCTCAGCAAGGAACTGAATTTCAGGTCTTACTCTATCCTCAAATATATCCTTCTTGTCCTTGATGAAACTGAAATAATCGGAGTAGGAACGGAAATTCCGCCTTGTGACGGGCTGACCGTAAATTGTCTTGACCTCTCCTCTCTCATAAGGAAAGTAGACATACGGAACCCAAGGTATGTCAGAATAAAAGTCCTCTCCATTGATTTGCTCCCACAAATGAATGGTAGAGGTCTTCGTGTTGTAATGTATGTTCTTGAACATTATTCTATCACAAATAATTTATCGTCTATAACAGGCGGTTCTATTTCTTTGGTATGTTTTATATATATCCAGAAACGGTGATTTGTATTGTCTCCCGTGCCACCATTTACACAATCAATTATACCGTTCCATCCTCTCACTTCATAGAATGTGGTTGGATTATGTCGATACGGTTTGACCTCATACTTCTCCCCTATCTTATACCAAGACTCTGGTTCTGTAGTATATGCATCAATAATCTCAATCCATTTATACTCGTCCGTATTCATCAACCACTCTCACAATGTCGTCTTCACCGAAGTATTCACCAGTTTGAACTTCTATAAAAACAAGGTCATCGTTACCAATGTTTTCTATCCGATGAAACAGCTCCTTTCGAATATCCACACACTCTCCCGGCTCCATATCAAAGAAATCGTCCCCAATAGTAACAAGGGCACGACCTTCCACGATGAACCAATGTTCATTTCTTTTCTTATGTTTTTGTAAACTCAATTTATGGGTAGGCTTGACGGTAATTCTCTTTACCTTGTGTGTCTTGTCATCCAGCAAAATCTCAAACTTTCCCCACGGTCTTCTTTCTTCCTTCACGTCCTTTCCTGACGAAGCTCATCACGAATTTGCATCAACAATTTACCCATCTTGTTCTTGCCCATTCCATCGTGGCCTGAACCCCAATATGGGCTGAATGATGCATCCTCTACAAGATATCTGTCACCAGTTGCAAGAAGATAAGCCCTTGCTTCTGGATTTTGTGTGAACTTTGCCTTTACCCCCTTATACATTATTTGGTCTTTTACATCATCCCAATCAGACCTCATCTTGACCTGTCTTCCTAGCCTTCGGGCCTTGGCGGGAGACTCAGCTAACATAATTCTTGCCTTGTCAACAGGGTTGAGTGCCTTTTCTGATTGATAGTAATGTTCGACGGTCTTATACTCTCTCCCGTCTATATTGACTTTACAAAGGTAGAAATTTGATAAAGGATGATGTTCTCCGACAAACCGTAACTCATTCTCCATATATAGACATCCTCTCTGGATTTAGCCGAATGGCTGATGTTGACCTTCTCTTTCCACATGTCTTGGTGATTTTTGACATACCAAATCCAGACAGGGTGGAAAGACCCTCACCTGCCATAATCATATCAGTATAAAACCGTATCAACTGTTCTCTTGACAATTCCCTACTCAAATATTTCCTTGAGTTCGTTATCATCCTTTTCAGTCTTGCATCACTCTTCTCTTTCGACAACTCTTCAACCAACGAAATCGCCTCATCTATATTTGCTCGTATCGCATCATCGGACATATAGTCAATCTTTTCCAACCGGATGCCCAAAACCAGACCAAGAGCTTCTTTCAGGGACGCACAGGAACCATAGAACACTCCATTCAACACAACCCTTATTTCTTCTCTTGTTGACATTGTTTTTCTCCTTTCTATCTACCAACGCTCTCCAAATATTTATTCTTTGTCTCTTCCCAAGACAGCCCAATGAGGTCATCGTAGAACAATTTATCCCTGTTGTATCTCTTCGTTTCAAGAACATTCTTTATCCTTGGTGTTGCATATCGTTCCTTCCACAGGTCAGATAGTGCCTTACAGGAATTGTCAAAGGCCTTTTCACCCAAGACATCCGTTTCCCTTCGGAGAAACTCTTTTGTGTTCTTATATAATTCAGCAAAATACACACCACGGGGTGCATTGTTCTCTTCCGGCTTCACCTTCAATGTAGAATAGGCAAAACTCAAAACCTTTGTTTTCGGTCTTGTGGGTAATGTGCCGTCTTCCCTTTTTGATATCATCTTCCTGTATTCGTCTGGATAGGTATCTCTCACCCAATTCTTGACAATCTCATACGCCTCGTCAGAAGGTTCTATGGGAATTTTTCCTTCCGTAGACTCACATTGTCTCCAATACTTCAACCGATTATATTGTGAAAGTCCACCATAGACAGAGGTGGTAGTAACCGCAACGAGTTTCTCATCGGGATATTTTGTATTCCACACTCTCTCCACGGTATCGGAGAGAACCAGAAGTGCCACCAGTTTCCCACCCGTGTAATTGAAACCAAGAGGTTGGGTGGGAACAATTGAGTTTCCCATCGCAGTATAATTCAACATATTCTCTTTCAGTCTTTGGTCAAGTGTCCATCCGATATATCTGTCCCGTCCACCAATGGTTATAAAGTCAGAACCCAAGGAGATGACACCAAGGTGTTTCTTCGTGATATTGTCAATGATGTAGAACTTGGCGCTCCTACCCAAATTCTGCGACCATTGTAATGTAGACGTGAACACTCTCAAGATGTTCCAAGTCAACTGCCTGTCGGGAGAATCAGCATGAATGACGATGGGTTCCAACTTGAGATAATCCATCGGGTCGTCTGGAACCCATATCGTGTTCTTGATTTCCCAAATTCGTGCCAGTTCCTTCTGACTCCATTTTGTCTCGTTGATTTCCAGCCACTTCCTGTAGAGTGTATATTCCTCAACGGACATCTGTTTCACTTTCTTGATATTTTCTTCCAGTATTTTTTTTACTTCCTCTGCTTTCATTCTATACTCCCTTGAAACATTTTATACTTTCACATAACATTTTCTGTCCTTCCTCTGGATTATAAATCACATATGCGGGATGAACAGAATATACTACCTGTGTGCCAAACTCTTCATTGTAATCCAATACCCCATTGATATCTTTCATTATACTACGGTTTCCCGTCAATGTAAAGTAGGCATAGGAACCCAGCGTAAGAATCTTCGAAGGTTTCAGGACTTTCAAATACTTTCGAAACCACATTCTACAAACATCCATTTGTTCATCTGTCGGTTTTCCGTTCTTCCCGTCCTTGACAGGTCTGCAATTGACAGAATTGATGATGAGAAAGTCTTCCCGATACAGACCAAAACTTTCCATCGCAGACCAGAACTTTTCACCGGCCTTACCAATGAAAGGTGTATTGTTCACAACCTCATCTCTACCGGGAGCTTCTCCAAGAATGGCAAAACGGGCCTTCTCCGTCCAATACGGTTTGGCCCGTCCGTTCTTATACAGAATACACCTCTCACAGGATTGAACCTGTTTGTCGAGAAGCTGTAACATTCTTACTGTTTTTTTATCCATTCATATATCCCCATAATAACGCCAACTACACAAATGAAAAACAGGGCTATTGCACCGCCTATCAGGAATAATGCGAGCAAACCAAGAGCAACGGCAAACGGGAAATAAAACGGTAGAAAGATAATCCACCAAGACCAATCCAACCATCCCGTCACCTTGAGAATGACCATTATAAGCCCCAAAATTATCAGACCAAATCCTGCCCAGCTATTGTTGTTCATTGTCTTCTCCTTCTCTCTCCTGTTTGTGGAGTCGTTCTCAATTCTACTGTTTTTCTTTCATCGCCAGTTTTTTGGGCATCGAGCACCCAAGGGTCAAGCTCCGTTGCATCATACATCTTCAAGGTTCTTGCATCATAGTAGAACTTGTCCACCTCACCCACTCTACCACCTAACCTATTCTTGACTATCTTATAGTGTAACTCACTCTCATATATCAGTAACTCATCATCCACACCATAGATGGCCATAAAGTCTGCGGTGGCAGGAACACCCATACTCTCCGAAATGTATACGAAATCCACTTCGTTGAAGGCAACCATAGACCCCTCACGGTTCAATTGTGATACTGATATAACAGGTATTTCGAACCGGAAGGATAATGCCCTCAGCTCTTCTGCAATCCTCTTCACATCGGAGTACATATCTCCACGGTTAGAATAGGATGGTTTCATAATGTTGATATAGTCAACATAAAGAATACTCGGCTTGATACCTCTCATAATCAACTCACGAAGATATCTCTGAATATCCTGAACTGACGCCTCTCCCGTAGGAAATTGTTTGATGAACAGGGAACCTCGTCCGGTTGTTGCCTTAACCTTCTTCAATTCCTTGACTAACTGGTCTGACATACTCTTGAGAGTATAAATCTTGTTGATGTCAAGGTTCGTGAAAATAGAGTCGAACCTCTGTGCAAAAGCATCTTCCGACATTTCAAGAGAGCAAATAATCGGATTATGTCCACGAAGAACCTGACGAGAAGCAAAATTAGCAAGAGTATTTGAGTTATGAGATAAAACGCCGTTTGTATAAAACTTATGATGGTATGGTAAAGAAACGTCATACATCTCTACAATTTCCCCTGTATCAAAAACATCAAAAATTGTTTCAACACAATCAATTCCCTTTATTTTGCAACCGGGGAAAACATCTTTTGCAAAGATTTCCTTATCATCAGATGTAATAAAAACATGGTTATCAGCACACTCAAGCTCAATACCAGACTCAAACAAAACAATCATCTTACGAAACGGGATTGTCTCTATGAGATAATCAATGTCAACAAATCCAATATCAGTATAAACTTGGTAACCATCAACACTATAATGATTTTTCGATATATTATCGAATAACATTTTTCAATTCCTCTATAATACGATTTTTATCAGAATTCCAATCACTTTCCCATATTATATAAACGTTATATCCACATTTACGAATTATATCAATTCTCTCATTATCATCTTTCCATTTATCCGTGGCCATTTTTTTTATATAAGGATTATAAAAATTTTCCTCATATAGAATAGGATTACAATGAAAATAATCCCCATAAAATTCAATTACGTTATTTTTATATAAACCATCTACAACAAATCTATCAACAAAACATTCTCTATCTATAACGATATTCAATCTTCTTTCTATTTCATCAAGGCAACCCTTACACGACATTGATGGATACATACTATTGAAAGTATCCATTCTCCTTTCCAGCATTTTTCTATAACGGTGTTTTCCTTCTGTCTCACCATACCTAGCAATAAAATTATTCAAGGTAGTTTTCTTTTTTTCATTTATTATTTTCTTTTCTTCATCTGTTTTTGATTGCATCTTTAGCAACCACTTCTTTTGTCTTTCTTCCCACCTCTTTATACCATCCTCTTCACCATATTTCTTTATATAAGACAGTCGATTATTACCGCTTCTTGATGATATTTCTTTATGTTTTTCTTTACCTCTCACTTGCTCAGAATGGGAAATTCTCTGTCTTTCAATATATAAATTATATCTTTCTCTACCAACATCTTCACCGTATTTTGATATAAAGAAATCTATAGTATTTCTATTCTTACTTGCCTTTCCAACATTTTCTTTCCAAGATAGATATTTCTCCTTTCCTTCTTCACCATACTTTCTGATAAAAGATTCAATTGACGGCATTTCACATACTTCCCCACTTTTATATTTGTTCACGGTTTCAATATATTTATAAAAGTCTTGTATCTCTATACAAAAGATATTATTTTTATCATCTTTTACAGATATAACAGTATTTCCCCCCACACACTTGAACCCGTGAACTCTTGAAACGATAACAGAGAAGGTAAAGGGTGGAAATCCGCCATTCAGATATTCATCAAATTGTGGGAAATAGGTCGGAACCCGAACAACGGATGTATGTAAAATTCTTTTCAGCCTTTCCCCCAACATCTCAAAGTAGTCCAGACCGATATCAATACGAAGGTCTTTACAGAGCGCGGCTTCTATAATGGAACGAATTTTCGTTCTCTCCTCATCTTTACGATTGATGACATCAACTGATTCGAGAATAGCTGACTTGATTGCCTTCTCCTTGAGATATTCATTCGTCTGGTCAAACAGATAGTCATAATTCTTCGGAACATCGAAATCTATCGAATCAATCTCAAGAAAAAGCTCCTTTACATCTTCCTCATATTTCTTGTCAAGACTACTGATTATGGCTTCCCGTGGAGCAATATTTCCATACTTCTCAACGTGGTCTTTCATAAATGTAAACACTTCAGCAATAACCGGATTGTCGAAGTATTGTCTATGAAAGACGGTTGCAATTGTAACAAGAAAAGACTTGTCCAACAAACAAGCCTTGACTATCAACTTCTCAAGTTGCCTATTGTCCATTACTGGATACTCCTCTGGACAAACTCACTACAGGTATAGATGACCGTATCACCTATTCCAGAACACTCTTTGGCACAAGAGCTACAGAGACTACCGTTCTTTTTCTGTGGAAGAAATAGTAGATTCGATGTATCAGACTTCGGAAGAATAAACGCCTTCTCTATACCAAGATAGTCGAGAATGGCCTGTGCCTTGTTGATGTCCCTTGACTGAATCCTCAAGTATTGTTTCAGGGTGACATACTTCTTCACATCCTCAACATCTTCAAGTTTTTCAATCTTCTTGATGGGAATAAACTTGTTCTTCTTGAGAACTCCTGCGAACCATTCCCCACTTTTATCACGAATAACAGCTTTAGCATTGATGTTTACAACGCCCATAAAAAACCTCCACAATTCTGATTGTTTACATTATAACACAATTTATGGGAAATGTAAACATCTATGTTTACACTTCCGTTTCCTGCTGATATAATAATTATAAATAATTCACGGAGAAATGTCAAGATGCCAGACGAAATCATCACATCATCCGAAGAACAAGAAAGGGACGAGGTTTGGAAGAGTCTATACGAACTATATCCAATCGACCAGCAAGTCCGTTTCAATGAATTTGATGTTACACAAAAACTTAGCATGTTGCCCTTTCTGAAAGTCCAATACGACGACTTATTTTACAAGGAAAAAGCCAGATATGACCGAATGTTAGAAGCGGTTGAGAAAATTCAGGGCATCCGTTACGATCACTACCGATTCAACTATGACAGGGAACTCACAAAGTATGAGATAGAAAAATTCTATCTTCCCAAAGACCCGACATTACTGGAAGCTAAAAAGAAACTTCGTAAACAACAATGGAGAGTCGATTTCTTCAAACTTTGCTCCGATTCTATCAGCAATATGGGCTGGCAAATAAAAGCCTTCCTTGAAAGTACCAAACAAGGGTTACTATAACATACTTGCATATAAAAGTAAACAATGATTATCTATAAGATAACAAATAAAATAACAAACAAATCATATATTGGGCAAACATCAAAATCTCTAGAACAAAGAATTTCTTCTCACATATCTACTAAAAATAAAAATAGATATATAACAAACACCATAAAAAAATATGGTGTTGAGAATTTTGAGTATATCATATTATGTAAATGCGCATCAAAAAAACAAATGGATGAACAAGAAAAATTTTACATTTGGTATTATAATACGAAACATCCATTTGGTTATAACTTTACCATCGGTGGTGAAGGAGCAAAAGGAAAGGTTGTATCTGAAAAATCAAAAGAGATAATGAGACAAAAAGCTATTGGAAGAAAACAATCACCAGAAACAATAGAAAAAAGAGTTTCAAAGCTGAGAGGAAAATCAACAGGAAAAAGAACCGTCGAGCAAAGAATGAAAATGAGTATGTCACATATAGGTAAAAAATTATCTGAAGAACAAAAAGATAAAATAAGAAGGTCATTGAAAGGCAGAAAACATACAAAAGAACAAAATGAGATAACAAGTAAGGCTATAAAATTGTGGTGGCAGAAAAGAAAAAATGATAAAAATTTGTAAACACGATCCTCTACATATCCAAATAAACACCGACAATATCCAATATCTTCGTGATGTGAGAGATTATTTCTCTGACTATGTAGAAGGGTTCATGCACATGCCGGCCTTCAAAAACACGGGCTGGGATGGAAAAGTGTCGATGTTGAACCTCTCGAAGAGAACCCTACCCTACGGACTTCTTCTTGACCTGATACGGTTCCACAAAAGAGAATATCAAGACCTTGAACTCAAAATAGAGGAAGATGTTCTCCGTATGTTGAAAGGAAAAGAGCTTCATCCAGTATACAACCTGAAGCATGTTCCCCACTACTATCAGGACGACTGTATTCAATCCGCACTTCATTATACGAAAGGTATCATTCGTGCAGCCACTGCAAGTGGAAAATCTCTGATTATATCCTACATCATAAAGACCCTATTTGAGAATCGCGTCTGTAAAAAAGCCCTCATCATCGTTCCCACCATCAGCCTTGTCGAACAGTTCTACAACGATATGTTGGAGTATGGATACTTCAAGGAATCAATGTTGGGAAGAGTATATGAAAAATATAAAGACTTTGACCGTATGGTTGTCATCTCGACTTGGCAGACCTTGAGTAAGAATCATAGGATACTACCGGAGTTTGATTGCGTCGTCTGCGATGAAACCCACGGTGCAAAGGCTTATGAGGTCAAGAAAATTCTTGAGAAGACAACAAACGCAACCTACAGGTTGGGGTTCACCGGAACACTTCCAGATTCCAAGGTGGATAACTGGAATGTAAAGTCATTCATCGGACCTGTCATTCGTGAGTATGGTGCTGGACAGCTCGGAAACGAAGGATATATCAGTAAGGCAAATATCATCGTTGTTGATGTCAAGTATCAGAATGAATACTCTGGAACCTACGATGAGGTCAAGGAACTGATATTCCAGAATCCTTTCCGGCTCAACGTCCTGAAAGAAATCGCATCATCGGTTGATGGAAACATTCTATTTCTCGTCGGTATGGTAGAAAGGGAAGGGGAAGTTCTGAAAGATTATCTTCAAAAGAACATAGAGAGAAAAGATATCATCTTTCTGTATGGAGCATCGAAAGTCGAGGAAAGAGAGTTCTGGCGAAAGGAGTGTGAGGTCAGGAAAGATGTCGTCCTCATCGCTACCTATGGCATATTCCAGCAGGGAATCAACATTCCGTCACTCAAGTATATCGTCCTTGCGAGTCCATACAAGAGTAAGATTCGAGTTCTTCAATCCATTGGTAGAGGTCTTCGACAGCATGAAACCAAAAAGGACGGTGCTTATATCTTCGACATCTTCGATGATGTGAAATATCTCTACGACCACGGCATCAAGAGAGAAAGACATTATCACAAGGAAGGTTTCGATGTCAGAGACATCGTAGTTCAGGAAGGAGATGTCATCGACGGGATTTTTCGTATATAAACTCTTTCAGCTCGCGTGACCAACGGGTATTGACAAGATAGTAATGCCTGCACTTGAACATAATCTCACAACCTGTTCTCCACGCCTCAAACAGGTCATCGTCTTTGTATCCATCAACAAATTTTTTGAACCTTCTTTCCAGTTCTTCATCCGTATCTTCTTCATTGTAAGCCAAGGGTATTTTCACCCACAAGTCAGTTATTTTTGGATTATTTGAACTACCTCTGCCTAAAGGCAGAGGATTCTTCTTTCATTGAGGTTGCTTGTGCCAAACACTCTCCAGAAGCGTAAATTCCCGTAGTTCCTACGGTACTGACTGCGTTACTAATTTCTAATTTTTCTTTAGCAAAATTCATCAAGTTGATTCCAGCATTTTGATCTCTAAGATGATGTGTTCCACAAATAGGACAATTCCATTCACGATCAGAAAGAGTAAGTTCAACATTCTTATATCCGCAAACATTACACATTTTTGAAGAAGCATAATATTTATCAGCAAATACTAAATGTTTTCCGTACCAATCACATTTATATTCAAGCATGTTTGTGAATGAACCCCAAGAATTGTCAAGAGTACTTTTAGCAAGATTCAAACATTGACTCATTGCTTGCATGTTAAGGGTTTCAATTCCGATTACATCATAACTTTCTACAAGATGAGTAGAAAGTTTTTGATGAAAATCCTTTCTTGAATTTACTATCTTTTCATGAACTCTTGCAACTTTTATTCTCTGCTTGTTTCTGTTTTTTGACCCTTTCGCTTTTCTCGTTAGTCGTCTTGACTCTTTTGCTAATTTCTTTTCATATTTTCTGTAGAATCTTGGATACCCAGATACTTTGTTTTCGTTATCTGTGAAAAGATTCTTTGAATCATAGTCTAAACCGACACATTTCGACTGTGAAGAAACTTGATGAATTTTAGTTTCGATAGTTTCTTCAACTAATATACATGCAAAATACTTTCCAGTAGAAGTTTTCTTTACTGTTACATTTTTAATTATTCCTTCAAATGTTCTATCATCTGAATACCTCAACCATTTTAATTTTGGAAGTTTAATTCTTTTATTTTCAAAAACAATATCAATATTATTATTTACGTTGATTGTTCTAAACGACTGTCTTGTTTCTCTTTTTGATTTGAACTTAGGATAAGAAACTTTTCTACCTTTTCGTTTACCAGAAATAGAATCAAAAAAATTCTTATAAGCAGTTTCGAGATCAACCCTTGCTTGCTGTATTGCAATGGAGTCAACTTCAGATAACCACTCGAACTCTTTCTTATATTGTTTTTCAGTAGTATATTTATGAGACTTTAGAGCAACTTTGTCATCTTTTAATTTCTCATATGTTTCTTTTCTTTCAGCGAGCATACGATTGAATACAAAACGAGTACAACCAAAAGTCTTATTCAAAAGAATCTCTTGAGTTTTATTGGGGTAAATCCGAAACTTATATGTTTTGTAAATCTTTCTCATATTATATTAGTAATTTTAATTACAATAACCTCTTTAAAAGTATAACAAATATATGTAGAAAAGTCAAGTGCAAAGTTACAAAATTATGCCAAATTCATCCCTCACCTAAAGGAGAGGGTTTTCATTGGCGTTCAGGATAAAATACAGGAAGATATCCACTCTTGGAACCTTCACTCCTTTGAGGTTTCGTTTCATTGAGAAACATCTCACAATCCCGATGTAGTATGTCTGCTAATTTTATCGGATCGTCAGTTATCTTTTCTGTCAGAATTTCTCTTAGCTTCATTCTTTCTTTTCCCGTTTATGAAAACATTCTTTCCTTCTTTCCTCTGTTTATGATGCCAGAGAACGTGCTTCTGAGCAAACTCAATCAACCGACCGTCTTTTTTATCAGAAGGGATTATCTCATTGACAGGAACCTTGAGATAGTCAGGTTTTGAATTGTTGTATGTGGCGATTATTGCTTCCCTTTCTGAAATTCTGGCTATAAAAATTCCCCGATATCGGTCAGCCTTGACACAATCCCCTTGACAAATACCTTCGAGTTCTAACAAGTTCTTGAAAAACATTCCTTCTCCTTCCAGATAGTAAAGTATTGTGTGTTCACATATCGTTCCTTATCCGAATCGAACCTCAAGCCCATCTCGTCGCAGAGGTCAACCAGATAATTAGTCAGTTCGTAAAAGTCAGCATTATATTCCAAGGTGAGCTTTCCCTTCGCTGAGTTCCATTGAACATCAATTTCCCTCTCATAATCCTCATAATCCTTGGAATATGTGTCAAGAACAAAGGTATGACTACGGGGAACACGAAGGATGGTCTTTATCATCGACTTGTCCTTTGCATTCAAGGAACCTTCATTGAGAGGTTGGATAAAGTTCTCAAATCGTGAAGGCGTCTTCTCTACTACTGCCTTCTGTTCGTTTATAAATCTGTCAAATCTTCCCATTAGTCCATATGCTCCACTTTTTGATGATGGAAACCGGAAGGTTTTCCATATATCTCAATACCGAAATGGTCTGATTTCTTCTCTTGGTCTTCGTAGGCATGCCATCTCTTGTTCAACTCATCATATGTCAGCCAAGTTCGAACAGTCGATGCTGGGTCTTCAAAATAAACCCTCTTGTCATCATATCCAATGGCAACGACATAGTGTCCCCAATCATACTCCATTTCCCAATCCACTGGCTTGTCTGGCCACGCCTGAACAATCAGAAGAGTGGGAACACCAGCATCAACGTTCTTCTTGAGATCATCAATCGTCATATTTTCTCTGGTTTCAGCACGAAGACCATATTTCTTACAAACTCTCACGATGTCAGCAGGCTCAGCACCAATTTCAGGGTCTACATTCAGTTCCTTTACAAGGTCTACTTCTCTTGGTTCGAAACCATAATAGAAGAAAACACCCTGTAGTGCAGATGCGCCACAGTCATAAGAATATGACTGTCGAAGCTCTGGAAATTCCATGAGCTTGATGTTGTTCAAGAAATTAAATAGTTTCATCAGCTTCACCAAATCCTATATCTCACCACGATGAACCCTTAAAATTAGTTCATCTATAACTTCGGGGTCTGTAATATTATTGTCAATGACCAGTTCAGTAACCTTCTTGATGATTTTTCCAATTTCCTTACCTGGCTTTAATCCAGTAAGCTCCATAACCCTTTTACCATCAACAACCTTCATAATTTTATCAACAGTTTTCGAACCCCATTTCTCCTTTATCTCGATTGCCTTGTTGACAATAGCCTCAAAATCCTCATCGGTCATAAACTTGTGACCACGGGAAAACTCGTCTGCTCGAGCAACCGCAACCAAGACATCCCAATTATCATCATTTACGAGCTTTGCTATTTTACTTGGTTTCATACCAAGAATAAGATGGAATCTCATATGATTTGCGACAGCATAGAGAAGAGACTCTTTTTCCTTATTCGACATTCGTAATCTGTCTGCAATAGTTTCTACCAGTTTTACACCTTCCTCTGCGTGCCCGAAATAGGTGGGAGTTCCATCGGGCCTTCTATCAAATGTCACTCCCTTCCCTACATCGTGAAGAAGGATGGCGAGATTTACAAGAGGATCAGCAACTTTATTCGCTCTCAATGCCGCTAATGTATGGTCCCAAACTCCCCCCTCTGGATGATGTTCAAGATTGTGTTCAAACTCTTTCAGCTTGGTAACTTCTGGAAGTATCAATTCCAGAATACCCATATCATCCAGCTCCACAAGAAACTTGGCAAACCTGTCACCGGAGTCGGAAGCCGCTTTGAAAATCTCGTCTTTTATTCTTTCCGGTGCAAGTTTCTTTACGTTAGAAGAAAGTTCCTTGGCCGCCTGTTTCGTTTCCGGTTCTATATCAAATCCGAGCTTTGCAGAAAACCTTGCAGCTCTCAACATACGAAGATAGTCCTCACCAAACCGTTCCTTTGGATTTCCCACGGTTCGAAGAACCTTGTCCTTGATATCCCTCGTTCCATCGAAATAGTCAATGATGTTTCCATCCCTGTCGATACCCATCGCATTGATGGTGAAATCCCTTCTCTCCGCATCCTTCTCAAAAGAACCCGTGATGGTTATACTTTCTGGTCGTCTTCCAGTTGAATCGTATATTATAATATATTTTTCTGGATTCTTATGATCTGGATTATTTGGATCATATGGCTCAAGTGGGCCAAGTTTCATTTTTTTCTCCTTCTCTCAAGTCCGAATTCATCAATTTTTCTTATAACAGTATTCATTCCTAGTGAACTACCCCCACCTATAGAGGTGTGGGCTTCGTGGTCAATACTCCTATCGGAGCAAGTTTACCCACGCTCTAAGGGCTGTTCCTTCCCCAGTTTTACCAACTACATGGCTAACTTTAGCAAGTTCTTACTTGCATTTATATCTCTATCATGTATAGCACCACAATTTGGACATATCCATTCCCTTAGTGCTAAATTCTTTACATCAGGATTTTTATATCCACATTCACTGCATATTTGACTTGAAGCATAAGACTGTGGGGCTATTATTATTTCTCTCCCATACCAATTTACTTTGTATTCTAACATCCTTCTAAACTCTGCCCAAGATACTTCGCTTATTGCTTTTGCTAAATGTCTATTTTGTTGCATATTCTTTACCTTCAAGTCCTCTAAAACTATAACTTGGTTTTCGTTTATAATTTTAGAGGATAATTTGTGTAGAAAATCTTTTCTTTGATTCATTATTTTTTCATGTAGTTTTGCAAGGTGTAACCTTGTTTTTTCATAGTTTTTGCTATACTTTTGTTTCCTTGATAAATCCCTTTGTACCTTTTTTATCTTCTTTTCAGTTCGTCTTAACCATTTAGGATTTTCTATCTTCGTTCCATCCGATAGAACTAAAAAATCCTTTAAGCCTAAATCTATTCCTACTTTTTTATCTACATTAGGTAGTTTTTCTATTTCAATTTCTACAAGTATAGAAGCATAATATTTATCCGTAGGCGTTTTTGATATTGTTACTGATTTTATTTTACCTTCAAATAATCTATGTTGTTTTACTTTTATCATAGCCTTTAGCTTTGGTATTTTAAGATACCCATCTATAAGTGCTACTGTGCCATTTTGGTTATTTGTTGTATAGGATTGATACCCTCTTTTTTTCTTGAACTTTGGGAAACCTACCTTTTTATCTCTAAAAAAGTTGTTATATGCTCTTTCTAAATTTAGTTGTGCATTAGCAAGAGCAAGGCTATCTACTTCCTTTAGAAACGAATATTCTTTTTTGTATTGTGCAGGTGTATTCTTTAGCATTTTTTCTGTTTGTTTGTAATGTTCTATTTTATCATTAAGCATTTTGTTGTATATAAATCTTACACAACCAAATACTTTAGCAAAATATTCTTGTTGTTCTTTTGTTGGATATATTCTATATTTATAGGCTTTTAACAAGATTACACCTCCTTTCCTTGACTTTCTATATATTTTTTGATTACTTCAATTGATACACCACCAGTTGTTAGCAAGCAATAACTTCTTGACCAAAAATATTCTTTCCAAAGTTGTTGCTTGATTTCAGGAAATTCTTTTTTTATAAGCCTTGATGAAGCACTTTTATAAGCGTTTATAAACTTAGACATTTCTGTGTTAGGATGTGCTTTGAATAATATATGAATATGGTCTTTATCATGATTCCATTCTTGTAATGTTATATTATAATTACCTTGTACTTTCTCAAAAATTTCTTTTAATCTATTAGATATATTATCGTCAATAACCTTTCTTCTGTATTTCGTTACTAAAACAAGATGATAATATAATAAGAACACTGAATGATTATTATTATCTAAATTCATTTATTTATATAACCTCCTTCCTCTAATACTGATTATATATCTAAAGGAAGGATTTGTCAAGCGACATTCATCACCCACTTATAGAAGTAGGTGACTTCTGTCGCTGATTAGGTTAAACTTTTTTATATAATATTTTTCTTTCTCATCCATTTCTTCTTTTGATAAACATTCACAAATAATAAACCAATCAAAACCATCAATACCATTCTTCTTTATTGCTTTATGAAACAAACTCTTCGGTTCTTTTACTATATGTCCTTTTATTCTTTGTTCAAGAGAAACTGTTGTTTGTCCTATATACATTTTATTATTTTTTTTATTTTTAGCCGCATAAATAATCATACACCAATACCAAATTATTTCTCTATAATTTTCCTTACTCCTTTTATTTTTTGATAAGAATCTTGACGAAATTGGGCAATTTCAAAGCTATACCCACCTTCCTTGACCACCACGATACCAAAGTCCTTTGACTTACCGATATCGTATATCTTCCAGAGTTTCGCAAGTTCTTCCATCGGCATATTCGTCGCAATATCAATATCCTTGGGTTTCTTGCCCATCACGATGTCACGAACCGCACCGCCAACGATATATGCACGATATCCCTTATCAGAAATCTTTTCCAGTATCTTCACAGCGGACTGTAGCTCACTATCGGTTCTTACATAGTCCTTCCATTGTGAGACTTGTTCCGCTTCGGATAATATGTAATCACGAAAACCCATCAGTCTTCAGTCTCCAATTCCCATCCTTCTTTATACCATTTACCACTTGGGCCAAAGAAGTCGTTATAATTGATAAAATATTTTTTCAGAAAATTCCATTTCTTTTTTGGATTGAGAGAATACGTCTTCTTTATTATCAGCTTACCATCAAATGATGATACCTTGGCATATCCACCGGCATAGTTTCCTGTTCCCCAGCTTACCGCATTGAGTGTTTTGACACCGGGGGGTTTCGTATGTCCTTTCCTTATAAGAAATTCTACCACATCTTCGTGAATATCGACATCATCAAGCCAAATAAAAAGACTTTTCTTGGGTTCATAAGCCACCCATCGAATATCAATTTCTTCCAAACCATAACTTTTTCCCATACGTTCAATAAATGCCGATACAAGATTAGAAATTTCTTTTGCTGTCGGATTTCTATAGATGTAGTTATACCCTTCGGTATCCATTCCATAGGTTCCGTAGGCGGCAACATACTCTTCCTGTAGAAATTTCAATAATCTCATATTACTATTTATCAATCCCCATATATCAATTCTTTAAGACCGAAATTGAACATAACATCATCAACCATATAATACTTACTACACTTGAAAGATATCTCACTTCTACTATACAGGGCAGCTTTTAATCCATCATCACGATATTTTGGAATAATACTGTATTCGATATACTCCTCGGCGGCTTTTATAAAATTCTTCCTTGCAACACCCACCAGTTTCATCAGGTCAGATGTTGTCACGACCTCATACCAGACAGCCGATACTTTAAGACCATCAGGAGTAATGAAATCAAGAACGAATTGTTCATAGGGCATATCAATACGACCTATCTTGGTTTCCGGTCCATAGTAGTCAAATATTTCTTGAAAGTCTCGAAACTTACGAGGCGGATATGTATTATCGGTTTCCCAATAACCTCTTCCTCCACCTGTCTTATAATCTGGTGAAATCAAGTCTATATATTCATCTTTAGCATACTTATACAACAACCATCTTTCATTTACCAGTTTCTCATCAGAAAGGTCGTAATTGAAAGAAAAAAGTGCGTTGGTCAGGTCGGTAATATCATCACTCCACACGAACTTGAAACCATCAAAAGGAAAAAACAGATAGGTATAGTTACCAAATGCATCTGCCTGATTTCTTGCAGTAGTCGCAAAAATACCTTCAGACCTGACACCCCAACCGAACTCTTTTCTAAACTCCTTATCCAATACATCGTGAAGCCATTTATTCGTATCTCTTGGCTTTCTATCTATCCTTGGAGTAAATTCGCCGATAAGACCATTGAGAGTTCTATTTGTTCCTCTCCACAAAACATACTTTGCTTGAGACATAGCATTCAGAGCTTCAGAACAATTCTTTCGAATCAACTGAATGACCTCACTCTCACTCTGTCTGTCTTCAATGAGATACTTCTTGAACCTCACGACCTAAACTCCTTGCGGTTACTGAAATACTTATCCAACCACTTCCACTCATCACCGGAAATGTCCTTCATAAAGGTATCGGTTATTATCATCTTCGAACCTTCCACCTGACAATATCCCGTAAGAAAAGGCCCGGACATCGACTTGTCCTTGTTCGGCATCAATCCCTTCTTCATCAAATACGCCATCATCCGGGCATGAATCTCGACCTCTTCATCCCACACATACAGGTTTTTCTTGAACGGGTCTGCAACAAACCTCATCCCATTGAGGCGAAACATCTTCATATCATCTTGAGTAGGATTTACATAGATGCCAAGGCGGTTCTCGTCAAAATACTCTGCTTCCTGTGTATACGAACCAATATACTTTTCTTGAAGATATAATTGAAATCTCATACCTCTATTCTCTCAAATGACTTTATACCATCCTCTTTCCAAATGCAGCCAGAAGCAACATCCCATCCATAATACCAATCAAACTCGTAACGAGCTTTCCAAATATACGGATTGATTTCTATACCGGAATATTTTTTAGCAACATCATCCCATCTTATCGCCGCATGGTTCAATTGATTGATACTATATTTCCCACTATCATACCACTTCTCCGTAAATGCAGCCAAATCAAGATAGCTGTGAAGCTGTATAATTTTTCCCTCATTGATGGTGAGATGATAAAAATATTCCCCCTTCCACTCCGTCATCTCAAGATTAACCCAATCAATTCAAGAAGAACCAAATCCATACCAGAGGCCCATCGGTTTTCCATAAGGACCTCTATCTTTTTGAGGAACGGGAAAATTCAGCTTCTCTATGGGTTTCTTCGACATTACAACCCGTTCTTTGTTTTCTAGATATTGTTGAAGTCTCATCCCTGTTCCTTCCAAGTTTCAACATTCATTCTCGTCAGCTTGTCATTGTTCAAACTGATTGCAGATGCAGGTATAGGTGTATAGGTATACAAACCTCCGCTGGGAAAATCGGGGTCGATATAAAACTTCGTGCCTTTCGGAAGTTTTGACTTATCAATCTTCAATATAACCATCGGATTTACATCCTCTCCATAATCCGACTCCCAAGACCCCAACATCTGTGCAATCTCATATGCCTTTTGAAAATTGATAGCAACATAAATTCTTCCCTTGTGTTTTATCTTCTGTTGCTTTTGAGGATAAAGACCTTTTCGAAGAATACTCTCGTAGGAAGAAACTTCTGTTGCATGATACAATGTTTCGGGCACGATGGTGGCAACCTTTCCATAATTCGGTTCCACACTATACAAAGTCCCGTCCATACCAGTTTCCCGACGAGCTTTTATATACCATCCCCTATTCTCAAACCATTGTTCCAAGTCTTTTTCGAAGACCTGTAAAATATAACTTCCCTGTCCGCCTGCAAAGGAAAAAGGAATTTCAAACTGTAAATTCAATCCGTCTGTTTTCCATTGAAAATGATATTCGGCAGCGTCGAGAAACATTTTCAACCATCTTTCGTAGGTCATCGACTTCTTCCATTTACCACCTTCCATTTCCTTCTGAAAAACTTCTTTACCCTCTCTTCGGGCAATCTCCTCAAGACTCTCAAAAAATTTCTTCTTGAGAACATCGACATCCAAGGGTTGTATTTTCTTCTCGGTGATAAAATGGAGAAGCCTCATCTACCACATTCTCCTAACTGTTTTTACTAGGGACCTCATCTCTTTTTCCTTCTTGATTTTCTCCCTCATATCAGCTGCGGCCTTTTGCCAATTGACACTATTGAAGTCCTGTTCCATCTCGTTCTCCGGTAGAGAATACAACATATCCACGGGGAGCTTCCATGTTCCATTACTGAAAAATTCTGTCATGACATGCCATGTCTTGCCTTGTTTATCACTTGCACAAATGGCAAGACCCTGCTTCCACTTTCCACTCTTGTCCATCCATTGAACTGGAGTATTTTCTTTGGCAATATAATGAAGTTTCTGCTTACCACTCTGGGCCTCTGCTTCTTTCCTCTGATTGTATGCGTCTACGTTGGCTTGTTTCTTTGCCGCAAGTTCTTCCTGCTCTTTGTCTGATAGATATAGTTTCTGACTGTCAACATCATCATAAGCCTTGGGATCAATTCCCATTCTATTACAATACAAAGCAAAATTGACACTCTTATGTGGATCACCCTTTTCTCTATCCAACAAATAACATGCCTGATGTGCTATCTCATGTTTCAATATATAGATAACCTTGTCCTCCGGTGCATTGAAAACCTTTGGATGAATGGATATCTCGTTATAGTTTGGATTGTAAGCGGCTCGTCTATTCATCCTGATACCTGTATCTTTTTGAAAACGAATATGGGGTGCCTTCAACCTACCCTTAAAATACTTCCTATTAATTTTCGCCCATTGGTCTTTCAACCAATCCAGCTTTTTCCTATCGTCACCAAACTGAACCATCTTCTCGTAAGCGGTAGCTTCCATCAGGTATCTCTTAAATTTCATATCCCAGCTCCTTTATCCACTCTCTTGGGACATTTTCATACTTACCGTGAGGCCCCAAATATGTTTTTCGGAAATTCGGGTTCTCTTCCATGTCCTTCTTGAACTTCCACCTGTAAAACTTGAGATAGTTTTCCATCATCTTGTAAAGGTCACCATAGGTCTTTATCTCTGTATCCTTGTTGAACTCCCGAAGTTTTCCTTTTGTCATATCAATGAATGTGGCAGGAGACACCAACCAATACTTGTCTACGAGAAGCATAATCTCTCCATAGCCAGTATCTTCTTTTGGAAAACCATCAACCTTTTTATAACCCTTCACGATGTCGATGAGCTTTTGTTCTTCGAAATCCTGTTTATACATTGGAGCAATTCTTGTCTTCTCCCTTTTCTCCCAATCGACACCGGCGCTCATAATATCATGAACTTCTGGATTATATAAGGACTTGAAACTACCAATAGGAACAACAACATATGGTGTGCCAAAAAACTTGGCTTGAGAATGATTTCTTGTGGTAAACACAGGAGAATAATTTGCAAGACCAAGGGACTTCATAATAAAATCGACGTTGTATTTCTCAAGATGTTTACCGAAAAACATTCCAGCGGTGCTTCTCTGACTTCCAACCTTTATCAGGGCACCACCTGCTTCGAAATTACTTTCAAGACCACCGGAAGCAGACCGTTTCCAAGTCGGTGCTCTCCATCCTCTCCAAAGAACATCTGCACTTCTGTCCAGCTTACGAAGGTCTTTCATAAACTCGTCGTAATTCCACTCCGACCTCTTGGAAAGAATTGCCATCTCTGACAAATGTTTTTTCAGTCTCATTTCGCACCGTAAATGATGTATAATACCAAGCAGGCAATTGCAAAGGAAACAACATTCATCTGTTGCTTCATCAAATTCCACAACTCACCCATCTTCTGCTGGGCAAAAAGTAACGCACTGGATATAATCGAAGCGGTCTGGAAATTGGCTTCCTTCACCGTGGAAAGAGTATATTTCAGTTTATTCAAATTCACCTGATCCAAGGTTTTCAAATTTTGATTGAATGTCCTGTTTATAAACTTCAATACTTCTTCTTCTCTTCCCTGCTTCCTTGCTAAATCAACAAAGTCATACCATCCCACCTGTAACTGATACTGTAGGTCTTTCGGTTCCAATTTTGCAAACATATTGAATGTATTTTTTGTGACACTCCACAGGGCAAGCCCCGTGGCTTCTGCTTAGTTTACTAAGCATTCTTTTTCTTGCTTCAACGACAGTTCTAACGAACCATCTTCACAAGCGTAAATTCCGCTGTGCCC